ACAAACAGTCAAAAAGGACCTAGCAAAAATAATGATTATGCAAGCACACAAAAAAGTTATGGCTTTTGGGCAGTACCACCGGATCCTGGTACATTAGTGCTTGTAACTTTTGTAGAAGGCAGTAGAGATTTTGGTTATTGGTTTGCTTGTATACCAGAAAAAGGTATGACATTTATGACACCAGGCGGACAGCCTGCAACTGAACAACTTACTGGAGATGTTCCTAGCGAATTAAAAGGTAAAAGGTTACCAGCAGGAGAATACAATAAAGCAATTACAAAACCAAACACAAACAATGTTATAAAATACAAAAGACCAGTAAATGATGAGTTTGTTGATAAACTTGTAGAGCAGGGATTGGTTGAAGACGATATAAGAGGTATTACATCAACTAGTGCTCAAAGAGAAACACCTAGTGCCGTAGTAGGTTTTAGTAGTCCAGGTCCTTTAGATAAACGTGGCGGTAAGCCAACAGCACCAGTTGGACTGAAAGAATCAAAAGCGAATATTCCTACAAGTAGATTAGGTAGTAGTAGTATTGTAATTGATGACGGTGATGACAAACTTATTAGAGAAGGCTCACCAAAAGATACACCTTACAAATATATTAACAAAGAAGCAAGTGAAGGCGGCGGTGATGTAACAATGCCTCACAATGAACTTATAAGATTGCGTACAAGAACAGGCGCACAAGTTTTAATGCACACAAGCGAAGATTTAATTTACATCAATAACAGCAATGGAAGTTGCTGGATAGAAATGAGTGCTAATGGTAAACTTGATGTATATGCACAAGATAGTATAAGTTTTCATACAGAAAATGATATGAATTTTACAGCAGACAGAGATATAAACTTTGAAGCTGGCAGAAATATTAATATGATTGTAAATGAAAACATTTATCAAAGTGCAGCCAAAAATTATGAATTGTTAGTTGGTATAGACGGCAAAATAAAATGTAAAAATAATTTAGAAACAACTGTTACAAATGATATGAAAACAACTGTGTTAAATGACAAACAAGTATTAGTTACAAATAATTTTAGTGCAACAGCTGAAAACGATATTAGTTTGTATGCTGAAAATGCAATGAATTTAACAGGTGACGAAGGTGTTGGTGCATATGCTGGCAAAGATATAAAATTTACAGCAGCAGGAGATACTCATATCAGTGCTACTCGCCATTATGAAACTGCAAGTAGAATTGATATGAATGGTCCACCAGCTAAAACTACAAATCCAGGCGAAAAAGCAACAGAGGCAACTTTACCTATTAAGGCTAAATTTCCACAACGTATACCGCAACACGAACCGTGGCAAGGACACGAAAATTGGAACCCTGTTGAAACTGCTCCAGACAAAACAGAAGCAGTTGATACAGAAAGCCAAGACAAACATTTTGAAAATAGGACTGTGCAAACAGATAGAACTCCTATGAATGAATTAACACCTGAAGAGGAAGAATAAAATGGCAGACACTTGGCCCGTAAGTAAAGGATCAGTTGGCACAAAGGGCAGTGCTAATAAAGTATCATCACTTACTACAACACAAAAAAGCGGAGGCACCGGATTTACTTCACAAGATGCACGTAATGTTGAAGCGTTAAGACAGTTTAATGAAGATATAGGCGGCGGCCCTGCACAGGCTCAACTTACTCCGGGAGAACGTAGATATGCTCAGAGTAAAGGTTATATCGGCGGCGGTACAAACGCAGGAAAACAGCCTAAGCAATATGATGATGCAATTTTAAGAGCGGCTAGAAAAAATACTTCTACTGACGAACCTTATGATGATGCAATTTTAAGAGCGGCTAGAAGATCAAAAAGCGCACCGGCATCAGACAATCCTGCAAATGCTAATGCCGAAAGTGGCAAAACTTTTGCAGGTACAACTCCTGCACCAAAAGAAAACTTTTTACCTGAGAGAACATCTATTGAAAATTTACTACAAGAAATTGTGCAAATTACAACAGACAGTTTTTTGCAAGGTTTACCTGGAGGTTTAAGTAGTATTATTGGCGGAGCAGTGCAAGGACTTACAAACTTACTACCAGGTGTAATGGGTAATTTGTTGAGTACAACAAGTTTAACAAATGTATTTGGTAATGTATTAAGCACAGTAAGTGGTGCTGTCGGAGATGCTTTAGGTGGATTGGCAAATGGACTAGTAGATGCTGGTAAAGCATTGTTTGAAGACATAGGTGGTGCAATATCAAATATTCCAGGCTTAGGTCCTATTGTACAAGACTTTTCTGGTGCCGTAAAAGGTTTAGGAGATACTTTATCAACTGCATATAAAGGATTAGACCCAGGATTAAAAGCAATTGTTGATGGTTCAATTGCAGGTGTAGGTGCAAAGGTTTTAGATAAAATAGGTTTACCTAGCATTGATCCTACAACAGCAGGACTTATAGCAGGTGGAATAAGTTTTGCTACAAATCCTGCAAACAACATCAGAGCTATTGCTGGAACATCTAGACAAATGGATGCAAAAATATTTCCTCAAACAGGAAATAATACATTTGGTAGTTTAGCTGCTAGTGCAGAACTTGCTGCAAATGAACTTGATAAAGTTTTAACTACTGATAGCGGAAATATTTTTTCATTAACAAACGCACCAGTTGATAGTATTAATGATATTAGATCTGTAATAAACGGTGCAGTAGCAGATATTATACCAGAAGGAGCTAGACTGTTTGACGGTATTATATTTGGAAATGAAAGAGTAAAATTTATAAACGGCAAAACATATGTTTTACCTAGGTAAGTGGAAATAAATACATTATGTCAGTAAATGAAAAACCATTATACAAAAGTATTTCAGTAGGACAAAGTTCTACAAATCAACCTGTGACCTCAAAAAAATATAGAGGTATTAGCACAGTAGATAACATTGGTAATAATTTTGTAAAATATGATTTGGCTTTAATTAAACAAGACATAATAAATCACTTTCACATACGACAAGGTGAAAAACTTGAGAACCCTGAATTTGGCACAATTATCTGGGATGTGCTTTTTGAACCACTTACTGATAGTTTAAAAGAAGCAATTATTAAAAATGTAACAGATATTATTAACTATGATCCAAGAGTAAGTGTTAATAATGTTACAATACAAACATTTGAAAGTGGCATTCAAATTGAGTGTGCATTAACATATTTGCCATACAATATATCTGAAAGTTTACGTTTAACTTTTGACGAGTCTGCGGGTCTCATTTAAAGTGCGTACTTTATTTTTCAGATAAATATTATATAAAATAAGGAATGGCAAATGTCAAGTACAGAACGTCAAAATAGACTTCTTTTAGCAGAAGATTGGAAGACAGTTTATCAAAGTTTTAAGTATGCTGATTTCCAAAGTTACGACTTTGATAATCTTCGACGTACAATGATAAACTATATTAGGCAAAATTATCCAGAAGATTTCAATGATTACATTGAAAGCAGTGAATACCTTGCGCTAATAGATCTAATTGCATTCCTTGGTCAAAATATTGCATTCCGTGCAGATTTAAATGCACGTGAAAACTATATTGAAACAGCAGAACGTAGAGAAAGTGTTCTCCGTTTAGCAAGATTAGTAAGTTACAATACAAAAAGAAATCAAACAGCAAATGGATTGTTGAAGTTTGAAAGTGTTGCTACAACAGAAGATGTTATTGACAGTAATGGAACAAATTTAAGTGGACAAACTGTTATATGGAACGACAGCACTAACGCAGATTGGTATGAACAGTTTATTAAAATTCTAAACAGTGCCTTACCAACAGATGCAAAATTTGGCAAAAGTATTAAAAAAGAAACAATTGATAGTGTATTAACAGAGCAATACAGATTAAATGCACAGACTGGCACAGGGTTGCCTATTTACAGTTTTACAAAAAATGTAGATAGCATAACAACACAATTTGAAATTGTTAGTACAGCTATAGACAATGAAAAAATTTATGAAGAAGAGCCTTTAGCAGGTAACAGATTAGCTTTCTTGTATAGAGACGACGGCCAAGGTGCTGGATCAAATAACAGCGGATTCTTTTTACATTTTAGACAAGGCAGATTAGAAAACAATGTTGTGACTGTAAATAATCCTACACCTAACACAACAATCAACATTGATACAGACAATATTAACAACAGCGATGTGTGGTTGTATAAACTAGACAGCAATAGTTTAGAAAGTGAATTATGGACAAAAGTAGATAATGTTGAAGGAAATAATATTATCTATAACAGTATTAGTAAAAGTGTTAGAAACATATATGGTGTTCTTAGCCGTGTTCAAGATAGAATAAGTTTAATATTCAGTGATGGAACATTTGGTACACTACCAAAAGGAACATTCAAGGTATATTATAGAACAAGTAATGCTAGACAATATAAAATTGTGCCTAGCGATATGACAGGTATTACAATCAGTATACCTTACACAAGTGCTGCTGGCAAAATTGAAACACTATCGATTACAATGGAACTTAAATCTGTTATTGATAATAGTTCACCTGCAGAAACTAATGCGTCAATTAAAACAAATGCACCAAGTACATATTACACACAAAACAGATTAATCACTGGTGAAGATTACAATGTAGGTACACTTGGTATTAACCAAAACATTGTTAAAACAAAAGCAGTCAACAGAACCAGCAGCGGCATTAGTAGATATTTTGATCTAAGAGATGCAAGCGGAAAATATAGTAACACCTTATTATACAGTGACGACGGTATTCTATACACAGAAGATGTGAACAACAAATACAGTTTTGATTTTGTAACTAGAAATGACATTGAGTCAGCAGTGAACAATGTTATAACACCTGCAATCAAAGATACAAAATTATTAAATTTTTATTACAAAAACTTTCCTAGAAACACAAGTGTAAAAGCATTAGGATTTAGTTGGAAGTTTGAAACATTTGATACAAATAGATCAACAGGTTATTTTATTGACTTAGTTAACAATGTACCAGTAGCAGTATCTAGCTTTACAAAAAGTATTATGAGATTTGTAACACCAGGAGCACTAATTAAATTTGATGCTCCTACTAACTATTACTTTTTACCAAATGGAGATTTAGCGTTAGGTTCAGCAAGCACAGCAGGATCTGCAACTTACAAATGGGTAAAAGTTGTGAGTATTGAAGACAACGGAACAGTAGTCAATGCTGAAACAGGATTAGGACCAATTGTACTAAATGACAAAATTCCTGATACTGCTGTTTTAGCAGAAATTATTCCTGTGTTAGATACCAGTATAACAGATGCAGTAAAAACACAAATTATTGATCAAGCATTTGCATATAAAACTTTTGGATTGAGATATGATTTTGAAGCAAGTCAATGGCGTGTAATTATTGCAAACAATTTAGATACACGTAACGATTTTAGTTTAGGTAAAACAGGCGATAGCACTAACACACAAAGTGATAATAGCTGGTTATTGTTGTTCGAAACTGACGGGCAAAAATACACAATTACCGCTAGAGGACGAAGGTATGTTTTTGAAAGCAATGATCAAATCAGATTTTTCTTTGATAGTACAAATAAAATTTATGACAGTAAATCTGGAACAATAGTTCAAGATGTAATTAAAGTATTGAGTATTAACACTCAGCCAGATGCACTAAACCCGTTTACAGTTGATTGGCCTTGGCAAATTACAAAAGAATATAAAAATGATGCTGGTTATGTAAACAGTAAAAAAATTGAAATAAGTTTTTTTGATAGTGATAGTGATGGTGTAGTTGACGATCCTGATTTATTTGATCATATTGTTGCACCTGAAACAAATACAAATACAAAATACATCTATCAGAAAAAATCTACAGTAAACAAAACAGAAACATTTAATTATGTAGATGCAAATAAAGAACCAATTTATACAAAAACAAGTCAAGGTGCTGTTGGTGCATTGAGTCAGTATAACGACGGAGATGTGTTTTACTTAATTGATAGAGATGTATTTTTGAAATTTAATAAAACTGCAAACCAACTTGAGTTTACATCAGACTATCTTGCTTTCTTAGGTAGAACAGATATCAAGTTTGAATATTCACACGCAGCAGACGAACAAGCAAGAATTGATCCAAGCAGTAGCAATATAATTGATGTTTATCTTCTTACTAAGTCATATGACAATGATTATAGAGATTATATAAAAGGTAATGTATCTATGAAACCATTACCGCCAAGCAGCGATAATTTATATTTAGATTATAGCCCAAGCATTAATGCTATCAAAAGTATTAGTGATGACGTAATATACCATCCGGTAAAATACAAACCAATTTTAGGAAGCAAAAGTGACGTGGATTTACAAGCAACTATAAAAGTAGTTAAAAATACAGAACGTGTTGTAAATGATAATGATGTGAAAAGTAGAATTATTGACGCTGTAAATTCTTTCTTTGCTTTAGAAAATTGGGATTTTGGCGAAACATTTTACTTTAGTGAACTAGCAACTTATATCATTAATCAATTATCACCAGATGTTGTAAGTATTGTGTTGGTTCCAAAACAAGAGACACAAAGTTTTGGTAGTTTATACGAAATCAAAAGTGAAAACGATGAAATACTTATTAGCAGTGCAACAGTTGATGATGTAGAAATTATTGATGCAATTACTCAATCAAGACTGAAAGCATCTGGACTTGTTGTAACAAGTGATGATATATTAAATGTTGGAGTACAAAGTTCAGCAAATTCATCTACTGGATATACATTTGATACTTCATCAAGTCCAAATCCAAGTTCAGCTGCTCCTAGTGGATCTGGTGGATCAGGATCAGGCGGCGGAGGTAGTTCAGGCGGCGGTGGAGGCTATAGTTACTAATGGCATACAATGATGATCAAAACGAATTTCCGTTACCAGCAGGAAAAAATCCTAAAAGAAGTAGTGTAGAACAATTACCTAGATTTTTTAGAACACCTCAAAACAAAAAGTTTTTAAGCAGCACATTAGATCAATTAACCAATCCTGGTGTAATTGAAAAAATCAATGGGTTTGTAGGAAAACGTGAAGCCAAAGCTGCAACAATAGAAGACAATTATGTTGAAGACATTTCTAAATCAAGAAATGATTATCAGTTTGAGCCAGTAAGTGTTTACGAAGATTTTTTAGGTAGTACAAAATATTACAGCGATTATAACGATTATATTGGCTTGCTAAAAACATATAATGCAAATACAGATAATCACAGTGCGTTGAATGAACAAGAATATTATGCCTGGAATCCAAATATTAATTTAGATAAATTTGCTAACTTCAGAGAATATTATTGGTTACCTAATGGTCCACAGGAAGTTGCAATCAAAGGGCAAAGCAAAGAAGTTATAAGCACTTATAGACTTGAAGTATTAGAACAAGATAACGATATTAGTTTATTGTTTCATCCAGATGGATTAACAAAAAATCCTACACTAAATTTGTACAGAGGACAAACTTATAGATTTGAAATAAACGCACCGGGCAATCCTTTGAGTATTGCACTTTATAGAGGTGTTGATCCTAACGAACTTTTAGATGATAGTTCAATTTTGAATCAAACATATACCGAAGGTGTAACATTAATACCTGACACTGATGATGTTTTGCTTAACCAAGACGATTTTGTTGCAGAAGATTATATAGAAAAAGGTATATTAGAATTCACTATACCAGATAATGCTCCAGATACACTTTACTTTATAAGCCAATATGATTTGAATATTAGTTCAAGATTACAAATTTCAAATATTGATGCTGCAAGTAAAATAGATGTTGAAAATGAAATACTTGATAAGAAAACATACACAACATCGGATGGATGGGCTCTTAGCAATGGAATGAAAGTGTATTTTATAGGTGATGTTACACCAGCAAAATATGCAGAAGGTATTTGGTATGTAGAAGGTGTAGGCGATGAGATACGTCTTATTGCAGCAGAAGATTTACAAGTTCCTGCAATATTCACTAATGATAGTATTGTGCCATTTGATAAAAATGGTTTTGACAGAGTACCCTATGGCAATGCAAAAAGTTTTGCCGGCACCAAAGATTATATTGTAGTTAACAAATCAAGTCCAGATCGAAATCCTTGGGCACGTTATAACAGATGGTTCCATAAAGATGTTGTAACAAAAAGTGCTGAACTAAACGGACAAAGTTTTGACTTACCAGAAGAAAATCGTGCAAAGCGTCCTATTATTGAATTTGATAC